ATGACAGAAAATAGTACACAAGAAGTCGTCAAAGACCTCGAAGAATATAAATTTGGATTTCACGATAATGCAGAACTTGAATTCACAACAGGTTTAGGTTTGACCGAAGAAGTCATTCGCGAAATTTCTGAAACAAAAAATGAACCTGAGTGGATGTTAGAGTTTCGTCTGAAATCTTTTGAAGCTTTTAAAAAATTGGACATGCCAAAATGGGGCCCAGATCTTTCTGGTATTGATTTTAATGATATTGTTTATTATCAAAAACCATCAGCAAAAGCTGCGCGTTCTTGGGAAGACGTTCCTCAAGAAATCAAAGACACTTTTGAAAAAATTGGTATTCCAGAAGCTGAACGTTCATATTTGGCAGGAGCTTCTGCTCAATATGAATCAGAAGTTGTTTACCATAATATGAAAGATGAATTTGAAAAATTAGGAATTATTTTCACTGACACTGATTCAGGATTACGTGACTATCCAGAAATTTTCAAAAAATATTTCAGTAAACTGGTGCCACCAACGGATAACAAATTGGCGGCCTTAAATTCTGCCGTTTGGTCTGGTGGGTCATTTGTCTATGTTCCTAAAGGAGTCAAATGTGAGATTCCGATTCAAGCCTATTTCCGTATTAACAACGAAAAATCAGGACAGTTTGAGCGGACATTGATTATTGTTGAAGAAGGGGCGTCTATTCAGTACGTTGAAGGATGTACTGCACCAACTTACTCTGCAAGTTCACTTCATGCAGCAGTGGTTGAAATCTTTGTTGAAGAGGGTGGTTATATGCGCTACTCTACTATTCAAAACTGGTCAGATAACGTCTATAATCTGGTTACCAAACGTGCTGCTGCAGAAAAAAATGCGACGGTTGAATGGATTGACGGAAACTTAGGTTCAAAAGTATCCATGAAATACCCAGCCGTTCATTTGAATGGACCAGGAGCGCGGGGAACAATGCTTTCAATCGCTTTTGCTGGAGCAAACCAAAATCAAGACACAGGTGCTAAAATGATTCATAACGCACCAAATACTTCAAGTTCAATCATTTCTAAGTCTATTGCCAAAAATGGTGGAGCAGTCAATTACCGTGGACAAGTTACTTTTGGAAAAAATTCTAAAAAATCCGCTTCTCATATTGAATGTGACACAATTTTGATGGATGATTTATCAAAATCAGATACCGTACCATTCAATGAGATTCATAATTCACAAGTTGCCTTGGAACACGAGGCGAAAGTGTCAAAAATTTCAGAAGAACAACTCTATTATTTGATGAGTCGTGGACTTACAGAAAAAGAAGCAACTGACATGATTGTCATGGGCTTTATTGAACCCTTTACCAAAGAATTGCCAATGGAATACGCTGTTGAATTAAATCGTTTGATTTCTTATTCAATGGAGGGTTCTATCGGGTAAAATGATAAAGTGTTGTTATATCAACATTTTATGATTGTTTTTTGTGAAAAACAATTCCAAAGGGGCATAAAAGGGGCAGATATTAATAAGTTAATTAATTAGTGATATATACTGATTAATTAACCATTGTGTTTGTGCCCCCCCTAAAAGTCAATTATGCCCCTTGCAAATAAAAAGTGCCCCTTGTAATTGAGAGGCATTTTTTTATTTAATCTCATTTAGTTTTTTAACAATATCAATCTTAACAGATTTTGTGACGTGTGAATAGATGTTAAGAGTTGTCTTATAGTCGGTGTGCCCCACTCGATCCATTGCAGCGCTTAGAGGTATTCCAAGTTCTGCCAATAAAGCAATGTGAGAATGCCTAAAAATATGGGATGTAATATGCTTTGTTATTCCAACTTTTTCTGCAGCTCTCCTTACAACCACATTGAGGGTGTCCAAATCAACTGCAGCGCCATTAACAGTAAAGAAAATATAGTTATCTTTATTAAAATCATTACCTTTCAAAGAACGATGAAGTTCTAATAACTCAAGTTGTTCTTGGATTATATTTTTAATATTCTCTGAAATTGTTATTGTTCTGTAAGAGAACTCAGTCTTCGGAGTGGTTTTAATTTTCAACGCCCTGTCATAAGTGCCGTTAATTGTTACTATCCCGTTTTCCAAATCTATTTCATCAATTGTAAGAGCAGCTGTTTCACCATAGCGAGCACCAGTATATGCCATAAATTCTACAAAATTGGCAATATGCTCAACTCTTGAAGTTATTCTCAGAACAGAAAGAATTTTTTTAATATCACTTAATTCAAGATAACTATCTCGTTTTTCCTGAACTTCATTAAAAGTTTTTATTTTTTTGGGAGCTTTAACAAAACTGGCTTCATTTACTTCAAGATAACCCATCCTAACTCCGAAATCTAGAATGGAGTGAAATCTTTTCTTGAAACCATTGTAGTAGCTATAGGCATAGCCCTCGTCCATCATCTCATTTACTAAATCTTGAATTAACCGGCGATTTACATTTCTAGCTTTTGCATTTTTACCGATTTTCTCTAATATACGATTATCATTGGCTGTTGTTCCACGAAGTGATGAGGCTTTGACCGTTGGAGACCAGTTTTTATAATATTCATCATATAAATCAACAAAAGTAATATCACTTCCTTCATTATGAGAAAGTATTTTATTTATTTTTTCAGTTAATTCTTTAAATGCACTTTTTTGTGCTCGTGGTGTTTTTTTATCCAGGGTTACAGAAACCTTTTTTAATTTCTCTGTCAGTGGATCACGGTATCTTTCAAAATATTTATACTTCCCATTTGGTAAATCTTCTATCCACATTTGATTTTTACTCCATTTCTTGGTAAAATTGAGTACAGTAAAACAGCTTCATTTGAAGTGTTTATACTGTATTAGATATTTAATCCGCCCTAGCCGTCCAAAGTTTGGGTGGATTTTTTGTTTTATGCTGGAAGGTTATTTACTGCATATTGAGCTTCTTCAGCGGTAAATTTTTCGCCTGCATCAGAAGTAAGCTGGTCATAAATAGCGTCTTTTGACATTGCCATTTGAGATTGATAAGACTTTGCTTTTTCTAAAGCATTTTTATTGTAATCTGCTTTTAGGTTGTCTACTGCGTATTGAGCAGCTTCAGCTGAAAAGCCTTCCCCCACATCAGAAGTTAATTGATCATAAATTCCTTTTTTTGACATATGCATCATTGAAGAATACGACTTAGCTTTAGTTAGGGCATTTTTGTATTCCATAGGTACAGAAGGGGCGCTAGGTTTAGTTTCGCTAGATTTGCTTGGTTCAGCCTCTTTTGAAGAGCCTGAATCTTGTTTAGCGCTCGCAGAAGAGCTGCTCTTTTCTATCTTAGCATTACTTGAAGAAGCAGTGTCTTTTTTATCATTTTTACCATCACCTAAAGAATTTCCGATAACCACAACAACGATTACTACAACAATCCAAAACCAAATTCTTTTATAGATTGGTTTTTTGGGTTTTGGTGTTTTTCTATTTTTCATAATGTTTATGTTCCTAATCTAGCTTTTTATGAGAATCAAGACATTGCTCGTTGTTTTTTTATTGTTTAAATGTTTTCTGGAGTAAACCAATCAACTACTTCGCCGACAATGTTCCAATATTCCCCATCTTCAGGAGGAACAGGCAAGAAACGATCACGATACTTCTCGTTAATAGAATGAAGAACAAGTTCGTTTTCAACAATGCTAACTTCTTTAACCCAAGAAGTCCCATCATAATCTACTACATATATTCCACCTTGAGGAGTATCATAGTTTTGTCTAATTAGAATGACATCGCCGTCGTGTAAAGTAGGTTCCATTGAATCTCCATCAACAACTGTAGCAAAATCAAAACGAGGTAAATCATTTCTTGAAGTATAGTAAGTGGTTTTTTCATTTTCTCCATAATGAAACCCAAAACCAGCTGAAACTTTTTCTACAGTCTCAATAGGAATAAGTCTATCTTTTTTCATTGTTTTATTAATGTCTAATATATTATTATTTTGTTCATCAAGTTGATTACTTGCGAAATTTAAAACATTTCTTTGACGCTTTGAATTAAGTGAATCAAAAATATCATTTAACTCTTTTTTTATAGGGTCTGTTTTGTCTTCTGAATCTCCTATCCCTAAAATATCAAGCGGGGAAATTCCAAGAGCTTTAGAAAGAGAAACAATCTTATCTCTACCCATATTTTCAATCATACCGTTTTCCCATTTTCTAACGGTTGATTTACCAACGCCTACAATTTCACCAACTTGTTCAAGAGTTAATTTCTTTTCTAGCCGTTTTTCTTTTAATATGTTTTCCATAGTTCAAAAATCTCCTTTTTTACATTATAACACTAAAGTGTCGTAAAATACACAAAAAAAGCAAGTAAACCATAAAAATATTTATTTTAATAAAAAAGTGTATTTTAGGACACAAAATGCTTGACATGATATTTTTATAATGATATACTGAAAGTGTCTTAAGGGACACAGAGAAAAGAAAGGCGGTGAACAATGAAATCAAATCAATTTCTTGGACGTTTAAAATCAATGGGTAAAAATGTTGATTGGCTAGAAAGCCAAATGACTAAGAACGGAGAACAAGTTTCTCGTTCCGCGATTTATAAAAAGCTTCGTGGAGAGTCTGAGTTTACAGCTCAACAAATAAAAGTTATCAGCAAAGTAATGAATTTTACAAATGATGAAATGCTCGATATTTTTTTTGAAGAATTAGTGTCCTAAAAGACACGAACAAAAGAAAGGATTCAAAAATGAACCAATTAATTACAATCACACAAAATGAAAACAATGACCAAGTAGTAAGCGGTCGTGAACTACATGAATTTTTAGAAGTAAAAACACCATACACACAATGGTTTAAAGATATGTGCAAGTATGGATTCATTGAAAACATTGACTTTGTATTGGTTTCAGAAAAAAGTGAAACCAATAATCCTAGAAATCCATTTACAACTATTATCAATCACGCACTAAAACTTGACATGGCAAAAGAAATTTCCATGATTCAGCGTAATGAAAAAGGGAAACAAGCTCGTCAATATTTCATTGAAGTTGAAAAAGAACTCAAACAACATCTTTTACCGCAAACTCCAGAACAACAAATCGCATTACTTGCTCAAGGCAATGTGAACTTGAATAAAAAAGTCGAACAAATCGAAAATTCAGTTCTTGATTTAACTGACCGATTCGGACTTCCTTCAAATAAAGCTAAAGTTTTGCAAAAGAAAGTAGCAAGCAAAGTTTATATGTTTACTGGCGGTAAATATTCAAATGCTCATAAGAAATTAGGAGCTAAGGTATTCAGAGAGTTTTATAAAGATTTGAACAATCGCTTCGATGTTGTGAAGTATAGCGATATTCCACTAAGCCGTTATGACGAAGCAACAGAATATCTTGACATGTGGCAACCTTCTTTCAACACAACACTTGAAATTCGTGGATTGAACTCACAAACTAGCTTTGACTTTGAAGATTAGAAAGGAAATTAAAATGCCATACGCAAAAATAACCTATCTACCTGTAGAAAATGCAGAAGACGCAGAATGGTGTGACAAAAAACACCTTATGGAAGTCTGGCAAGGCTTATCAAAAGGCACATTAACAGCCTGGCTTACTGAAATGAGAGACCGGCCTGAATTTAAAAAAGGTGTACTCAATCCAACTCACGGACTTGTATTTATCAATAAAGAAATATTTAAAGAGTTTGTAGAGTGGAAAGAAGCAACTCGTTATAAGAGTTATAAAAAATAGGAGTTACTCATGACCTACACATACATAGTCAACCCGACAAAATTAAATGCGGTGCTCCGCTAGAAAAGAGAAATTTATGATTAAACATTATATAACTCACTACGCAAGAGACGGTAAAGATTATGCTGAATCTTGGATTCAAATCAATTTTTTCAAATGGTGCATTTGCCTATCAAAAAAGCGCACAGTTATTAATGAACTGTACGCAAACGCTAAAAAACATTAAACTTTCTTCCATCCGTTGCCTTTAGTAGATGTTGGAGGAAGGCGGTCGCCTTTTCCGATTGTTGCAGTATGTCCCTTTGGTACACTACCACCACGAGGACCTACTTCGACATAATGGCCAGGTTTTTGATTATCCGTGCCAGGTTTGATTGAATTTACCAAATCGTAATCTCCTTTCTCAAATATTTTGAAAGACAGGAGGATGTTAGTTGGTATTAACGGATTTGTCCTGAATTTCATTAACTCTATTATACCGCTACATGATATTTTAGTCAACATGAACTACTATATATTGTGTTTAATTATGTAAAAAACAAGAAAGGAACACTAAATGTTGTGGTCAAAGATAAAAAGTAAACTTGTTGAGAAAAATATGACCGAGTATGAGCTTGGAAAAGTTACAGGACTTGGCGCTCAACAAATTCATCAATTTAAAAAAAGAAATTCTGAAAATCCTCGTTGGCTAACAATGGTCAAAATAGCGGATGCATTAGACATCAGCTTAGATGAATTCAGATAGAAAGGAAAATAAAATGTTCGGATTTAAAACAGAAGAAGAAAAATTTAAACTTGCGGATTATGATCGCATTAAAAGAGAATTGGAAACAACTCAACAGAGCCTTGTTAATTGTGAAAAAAGCCTTAAAGACTGGATTGATTTCGCTAATGATTTACAAGAAGAAAATCGTGAGTTGTTTGCAGAAAACATGCAACATCATAAAAATGATATTGCCCGCCAGAAAATGACAAACAAGAATTTAACGATTGCAAAATAAAAAAGCCCGCACGGGCATGCGGACTAAGACGTGATATACATCTTTATATATTTTTATACTTAGATTATATCACGTTTCAACAAAAATAGGAAACGGAGAACATTAAATGACAGAAGAAAAGCCAAGATTTAGTTTTTCTGATATTAGAACTTTTCAGGAATGCCCTTTTAGATTAAGGGAAAGAAAAGCAAAAAGGTACGCTGAATCTCCTACGGAAGCTATGCTAGTTGGCTCTTATGCTCATGCAATGCTTGAGGGAGATAAAAGTATCGATGACTTTATTCAAGAGCATTCTGTGGATATGATGGGCAATATTGGTAAGAAAAACCAAGGCATTAAAAAAGTTTTTAAAGATATTGTGATGGCGGTTAATGAAGTCAAAAAAACTGAAACTTATCAGTCTTTCGATACTTTACATACTCACAAAGAACTCTATATCAGAGCTGATTATGATGATTTTGTGATTAGTGGAAGAATTGATGTATTAAGATTTGACCACGAAAATAAGATCATTGAAATAATTGACTGGAAAACAGCCGCAAGTTTTGAAGATATATTTGATAAAAATATCAGAGCTTATTTGGAATGGTACAGCCATTATAGGGAGCAATTAGCTTTATATGCGTGGTTAGTTGCTCAAGAATTCTCTGATTATACGAAACTAGATTATACAGTGGTAGGAAAAATTGTAGGTTTTACCAAGAAACTTCCAGTAAATATCAAGACAATTACGATGGATTTTGGAAAACTTGCTGATATTTCGGATAAAATTCTTGTTCAAACTGTGTTATCTGAGTTGGATAATATCGCTCATAATATTGAGCATGAAGGAATGGATGGATACTTTTGTCATAATTGCGACTGCTGTATCCAAAACAAAAAATACGAAGAATTAGAGGTAGAAGTATGGTAATGCAAATTAAACCTGCAGGGACTAGAAGCCCTAAACTGACACGAGTCCTTATTTCAGGAGGCGGGCTTTCAGGAAAAACGACACTAGCGGCTAAGTTTGCCAGTAGTAATGATAGAGCCTTATTTATCAGTACTGACGGGAATGCATACAAACAAGGGTATCAAGCGATAGATTTTGAGTTTCCACAAAAGGCCGAACAAATCATCACAAACTTTACTCAAGCATTAAATATGGCAGAACAAAATGCTGAAAGCTGGGACGTCCTTGTAATTGATTTGATTGAAGACTTTGACGAACGGGCCCAAACCTTATTGCGTGGCGAACTTAATAATTTTAAATCGACAATGAAAGCATGGGGTAAAATCAACAGTTTGTATAAGGATATGCAAAGTTTAATGATGAGCAAGTTCCATGACAAGACAATTGTTTTGCTTAGTCGAGATGTTGAAGAAATTGACCAAAAATCAGGCGAAGTTATTGGATATAAGCCCGCTTTAAGAAAATCTCTCAAAAATATCATTCTAAAAGACCAGGATGTGGAAATTCGAGCATATTTTGATAGAAGCGGTAATCGTCAATTTGATATTTCTAATTTAAGATATGAAGAAATGAAAGGAATGCTTCAAAAAATCATTTCTAAACCTTTTGAAATTCCTCAACCTGCAGCTTCTAAAAAAGAGCAACAAGAATCAAAGGAAAAAGCTAACAAGTTAAAAGCACAATATGATAAAGCTTTTGCGGCTGCAGAATCTCATAATGCAAGTGATAAAGATATTGAGTATTGGAAAAATATGGAACCGTCAGAAGCGATTATGTCTATTGCCGATTGGATTCGAATTAAAGAATCCGCTCAGACAGTCGTTGATGAAGAAGAACCAATTATGGATGAATTATTTCCAGTAGGTCAAAACTAAACCTATGAGCAAACTGCAGTCCTCACTAATCCTGAGCAGTAGAATTAGAAATAATTCAACTTTAAGCAAAACCATCTTGGGCGGTGGTTTCGTATTTAGTCAAAGCTGGAGGGTGGCGTAACGACCGTAAAGTCCATGAGTATTCAGTGCCTGCACATAAACACTCATCGCCAGCTTTTAATTTGAAATGAAAACTTGAAATAAAAATAGAAGAAAGGAAGAACGCATGGAATTTGAAACATGGAAAAAAATTGAGTTTATTAACTCTCCAAAAATTGTTGGTATTCCAGTAGGCGAATATGAGATTAGCAGCCATGGAAATCTAAGACAAATCATAAGTGACAATATTCGTAAGAAAGTAAAAATAAATACTACATCAGACCAGCGGCCAAGATATGGTTTTACACTCGATAACGGAAAACGAGTAATGCCATTTATACATCAATTGGTAGCACAGGCATTCATTCCAAACCCTGAAGGACTGCCAAATGTTAAACATATTGATGGTAACAAATCAAATAATTATGTTGGAAATCTACGGTGGTCTAAGTAATGGCACAAAGAAGAATGTTTAGTAAAAAAATAGTTGAAACAGATTTCTTTATGGAAATGTCACCAACAGCAAAATTACTCTATTTTTACCTAAATATGAGTGCTGATGATGATGGTTTCGTTGGAAATCCTAAAACAATTAAATTAATTAGTGGAGCTACTGATGATGACTTGAAAATACTTATTGCTAAACAGTTTATCATCCCATTTGATAGTGGAGTTATTGTTATAAAAGATTGGAAAATCCATAATTATATCAGAAATGATAGATACAACGAAACGCAGTATTTAGAAGAAAAGAAGCAGCTTGTCATTACAGAAAATGGAACTTATTCAAAAGTTGGTATACCAGATGACATACCAACGGTATCCACAGGTAAGGATAGGTTAGGTAAGGATAGGTTAGGTAAGAGTAATAATACTATGTCAGATAAATCTGACGATGTTATTCCATATTCTGAAATCATTTCTTACTTGAATGAAAAAACAGGGCGAAGTTTTAGAACCACTGAAGCTCACAAACGCTTTATCAAAGCAAGGTGGAATGAGGATTATAAACTAGATGACTTTAAGAGGGTCGTTGATAATAAAGTTGCTGACTGGACAGGTAAAACAATAAACGGGCAACCAGCAGAAAAATACTTACAACCTTCAACGCTGTTTGGAACGAAGTTTGATAATTACCTTAACCAGGCACCAATGCGCCAAGAACAAGCACAGCCTTATGATGATCTTGGATTGCCATTTTAGGAGGAAGAAATGGAAAGTATCGGAGATGTTATTGGAAAATTTGTTGATATGGATAAATTTAATGCAATGGCTGACAAAGTTATCGCTCGTCCAGAAATAGAAAAATTCATTTCAGATAATAACATGACTAGCGACGAAGTTTCAAAAAGTTATTCTAAATTCTACGAATATCTTAAAGAGAAAAATAAATTTGAGAATAACGAAAAAACAACAATGAACGGTCATGAACCATTTTTGATTATGAATTATGGTTATGCCGATGTTGTCTATCGTGAGACTGAAGAAGTGATTAAACGTAGGAAAAAAGCTGAGTTTGTCAAAAGGCTTAATCGCAATAGCATTGTGAGAGATATGACAATAAAAAAAGCAAGTTTTGAAAATTTTAATGCAGTAACTGACGAAGAAAAGAGAGCTTTGGCATTCGCAAAAGAAGTATCTGAATATTATTATACTGGCGGTGAGGGAAACACAGTAGTGAGTGGACCAGCAGGAACAGGGAAAAGTCACCTAGCCATGAGCATCTTAAAAGATTGTTTACAGCATACTGATTTGACCGTTATTTTTGCAAGTTGGTCAGAGGTTCTTCACTTAATCAAAGATAGTTTTGATAATAAAGACAGCTTTTATTCAACTGAATACTTCATGGAAGTTTTTAGAAATACTGACTTATTGGTAATTGATGATATTGGAAGTGAAAAAATAACAGAATGGTCGATGTCTTTACTGACAGAAGTTTTGGATGCAAGGACTAAGACTATTATTACCACTAATCTAAAAAGTGATGAAATAAGAAAAAAATATCATAACAGGACATATAGCCGTTTGTTCAGAGGTATTGGGAAAAAAGCATTCAATTTTGAAAACATTAAAGATAAGCGTGTTAGTCAATTGCCATTCTAGGAGAAGCAATGAAAACAATAATCATTGAGCAGTGGGAAAACGAACATTACCCACTTGGAAGAATTAAAAAGCAGAAGTTGGCAGAGAAAACTGAACATGAGATTATTTTTATCCTTAATCGCATGGCTCAGATGCCTGCAATTGCTAGATTTGGAGAAACAAGTGAAGTTTGAATTTAACTTTCTCAGAAAAGAAATGATAAATGAGAATGATAACAAAGGAACAACTTATGGTTCAAGAATTGCTGCCAATAATACTAAACAGCGTTTAAGACGGATTGCGTGCCGAACAGCTCATGAATGGCTAGACCAGTCAGATGAAGTATTTGAGCAATTTCATGAGAAGCACCGTTGTGATGTGTTCGTAGTAATTTATCCACCTAAACGCTTTAAATATGATCCACCAAATTATGAGCCAACTTCTAAGGCATTAATTGATGGACTGACAGATGCTGGAATTTGGAATGATGATAATTACAACGTTATTCGCAGAACAAGTTTTGAGCATGGCGGGCTTTCTGGAGATACAAAGATGTGGAAAGTCGAGTTAGTAGTGAAAGAACTGACAGAATAGCATTTAATCATGAAAATTACGGTTACATTGAGCGCTTAAACCATTTCATGGATAATTTATCACGAACAATCTAAAAGCGCTTAAAAGTTAAAATATGAGGTTCTAAATATGGCATATTACGACACAAGAAATGAAGCTAGGAGAATCAGTAAGCTTGCTAGTCAAAATATATCGAGTGAGCAAAACAAAAAAGAATTTGAATTAGATAGTCAAAGCAAGTTTAATCAGGAAATGCAAGCTGAGTTTCACGAAAAAATTAAAAAATTAGGAGGAAAAAATGAGTAAAACAGAGAAACCAAAAGGATATTCTTTGTTTGTTGACGGAAAATTAGTGGCAAAAGGGTCTCGTGAAAGTTTTTCCGCTAAGTACGGAGTATCGTTGGCAACGGTAGATACTTGGGTGAGAAAAGGGAGATTGCCATTGCGTGAAAGAATGCCATTAAAACACGCTGTGCCGTTCGGATACGAAAACTCTGATGAAGTGCCATCGGTTAGAAAAAGTCCGGGTAAAAAAGGAATTGCTAAAAAAGTTTATTCTGTCTATCAATCAGGACATTTACTAGGAACGGGGACAGCAGACGAACTAGCAGAACAATTTCATGTTAAAAAGCAAAACGTTTATTTTTGGCTCTCTAAAGGAAAACTAGATTATGACCAAATTGGAACTGTGAAATATGCCATTTTTAACGAAACAGAAACTAAAAAACGTTTTCCTCAACTTGACACGCAAGGAAATTCTGATTTAAGCCTAGATGAGCGTAAAGAAAAAGAACGTAGAAAGCACGAAACAAAAGAAGAGCGTAGATTGCGAAGAAATATCAGAGCGCAAATGGCAATCGAAAACTCAAGAAAAGAAGAATTAGGATTATAGGAGCAGCTAGATGATACCAAAATTTAGAGCGTGGGATAAAGAAGAGAATAGAATGATTGATGATTATGAAGTTTTGATTAGTTCGGACGGATGTGCTTATTACAATCACTACGAAGGAGGCTTAAGAGATTTAGGTTTAGATGTTGAATTTATGCAGTCAACAGGATTAAAAGATAAAAACGGCGTCGAAATTTATGAAGGTGACATTTTAAAACTGCACGCTATATTCTTGGCTCCTGATGACAAAATTGGGTATATTGAATATTCTCCAAAATACGGTTATTCAATTATTTTTGAAGGAAATCGGTTATATCGGCAAGAATACTGGGCAAGTACAAATAAGTTGAATTACGAAGTCATCGGAAATATCTATGAGAACCCTGAATTATTGGAAGGACATGAAAAATGACTAAAAATGATTATATTGAGAAAATCACTCAAAATTTAGAACATTTAACAAAAGACGAACTTAAAGATGTGGCGACTTTAACAAATGCTCAGTTCGAAGTACGGTTGAAAGTTGCTGAAAAAGAGTACTGGGGAAAAGAAATCGCTAATTTAAAATCCCAACTCCAACAGCAAGCCCTGCCAGTCGTGCCTGAGTGTGTGGGTAAATACATTGAAGATTGTAAAAAAGAAGGTGATTGTTTATTCGGTGTTTTTGCAGACGCAACAAGAGTCGAACACGATATGCCCGATTTGGTTTATTTTTGGCTGGGCGATGAAGGTAATAACGATGAGTTATTCGCCCGTGCATGGCTTGACGGCTATCAAGTCGAAAAACAGCAGCTGTTCAGACTGAAATTAAAGAATACACCAATCAGCAATTACTATTTATGGCTAAATCATGCTACAGGTAAAGTTTTCGTTGACAAAAAGTTCCTTGATTGGACTAACCATGACAATGTAAAAAATATATTTACGGAACAAGAAATTGCTAAAATTTCAGACGGTGCTTTTGTAAATAACAAAGCTTTTGAGCTTGTGCCTGTGGAGGATGGAGAATGAAAAGACAATTTGTAAAACTAAATAAAAATGCGACTATTCCAGAAAGAGCGACAGAACACAGCGCAGGTTATGATATTTCAGCAAGCAAAACAGTTACGATTCAACCTGATGAAATAAAAATGGTAAGTACAGGTCTAGCTGTTCAACTCGGACATGACGAAGTACTGAAACTATATGACCGCTCAAGCAATCCAGTTAAGCGTGGCATTGCATTGATTAATTCAGTAGGAATTATCGATTCAGATTATTATCCTAATGAATTCAAAGGCTTGTTTATGAATATCTCAAAAGAGCCTGTAACGATTGCTAAAGGACAACGAATTATGCAAGGTGTATTTGTCAAATACCTTACAACAGACGATGACAACGCAAACGGAGAGCGCACAGGCGGATTTGGTAGCACTGGGGAGGTGTGAAAAAATGATGAAGCAAACAAGATGTTATGGCTGTGATAAACCAATCGAACCCGAATGGCTTCCAGTAGGAGAATTTATTGTATGTGATGAATGCTCTTCAGACACTGACAAACTTTCGGTTGAAAAACTACAAGAACAGCTTAACACTGCGAAAAAGTATATCGAGCATGTTATTGGAACGATTAAACATGACGGGCATTTAGGAACTATTCAAACAGACTGGATTTTGCCTGATTTAGAAAAAGCACTCGCAGCGATTGGAGGGGATGATGAATGATTTAGTGAAAGTGGTGGAGGGATGAAAATTGAATTAGAAACAAGACCCTGATTAGTAACTTTTAGTAATAAAAAGCAGGTTCAGGGAACTTTTATGGAATTATTTCAGCATTCGCATACTCATGGAGATTCATTAATAGCTGGTGGTTTTAAAGCAGGAACTGTTGCTTATCCTATTGCTATTGTAGAAATCAATGGAAAAATGTCAGAAGTACGAATTAGTCAGATTGAATTTCTTGATGTTGCGAAAAGCGACGTCTCAGAATGACCGACAAACTAATATCGCTGGTCAATGACTGGTGGGGAGGGATTGAATGAAAATAAGAAACGATGTTGCAGATTGGCTAGAATCAAGTGATGAACAGACTTTATGTGATGATTTTTTGACAGAAGAACACGAATTTGACAACTATCTAGGAAAACTTGCTTTAAATTTAGGATACAACTTTGGGACTGATTTTATTGTTGATTTAAAGCGAAATGGATTTGTACGAGAAAGCCAGACGAATACTGGTATGAGGATAGTTAAATGAAACTTTTGTGTAAGCTGTTCGGGCATAAGTGGACGTTTGAAGATAAAAAATTGCTTCTATTGCCATATGGAAAGCATCACTGTGAGCGTTGCGGATTGCTATATAAATATAACGAATCAGAGCCTGATACATATGTTAAATGGCTTGATAAACACATGGATTGAACACAAAAAAACTCCTGCTAGACAACAAATAGCAAGAGTTAAGTATGAACTGGCCGAGTTCTAA